TAAATTATTAAGTAATAAATATTATATTAAAAAAACATAAGATAAGTTATGAGTTCAATAGTACCACCATTAGATTTTATACCTAGTTTACCAGGAAAAGGAGTTGATGCAATAATGCAACAATTCAATAAACAAACTGATAAATTATTAAATGATATTTCAATTACAGTTAAACAGTCTGTAAAGTTACCTAAAAATTGTAAATCTGATGATCCTCATGTTAAACAAATAAAAGAAAATTTACAATCTATACAAACGCAATTACAACAGTTACAAAGTAATTTACCAAAAATACAACAATCAATTAAACAAGTTACTCAATTAATTAATGTAGCAAAATCTATTAAAACTGCAATTAGTGTTGCACAATTATCAAATCCTGTAACTGCCCCTGTATTTATAGCAATGCAATTAACAGCGATACAAGATGCTACAATTGTTAATGCACTTAACTCATTAAAAATACTTAATACAGTTCCGACTACAGTTGCATCGAAATTAAATACATTAATACCTCCATTATTAAATGTAATTGATACTGTATCTACTATAAGCGGTGAAACTGAATCTGATTTTGAAATACCTACATTTAATTCGAATAATAATTTAGATCCTAATAATTTAGATCCTGATAATATAGATTATAATGATTTAGTTCCAACAGAATTTTATAAAGATTATAATGTATCTCAATTTGATTTAGATTATAGATCAGATGTTATTGAAGATTTAGTACGACAACAACAAGATTTATTATCATCTATCATCGAAGCGCCGAGTGTAGTTCATCGAGGCATCGGGTCACCTAATAAGTCAATTGGAAAAACTGGTGATTATTATATCGATACTGTAACTGAAACCATATATGGTCCTAAATTTGCAGATAAGTGGATTTAATTCGTTTTTATATATATTCATATTTATATAAAAGATAGTAATTATGGATAATAAAACATTTATAAAAGCATTAAAAACCGCAGTACGCGAAGTTATTAAAGAAGAATTAACTGAGATTCTTCGAGAAGGTTTACAGTCTACAATTAATGAAATGGCTCAACCAGCAAAACCAGTTATTCAGTCAAAACCAAAAGCTGTGGTTAAACCAAATGTATCATCTAAAAGAAATGTACAATTTTCTGAAACTAAATTTGCATCTATTTTAAATGAAACAGATCCAATTATAGAAGCAGGTAATCCGGTTGAATCTTTTTCTGAGTTAATGAATGAAGGAATGGAGGAATTGAGATTTTCATCTAATGATGCACAAGGATTTGGAATGATGCGTCAAAACATGATGACAAATACACAAGTACCAACTGTAATGGAAGATCCTGAAACTGGTAAAACATATGATGTTGCTCCTGAGGTTGCTGCAGCAATGACTCGAGATTATTCGGCATTGATGAAAGCAATTGCTGATAAGAAAAAATAAAGGTAAATAATGGCATACAAAATATTTGCAGCTGCTGATAATACTATAAAAACGGTTAGTGTATTAGGCATTGATTTAACAATGAACAATCCTGGTATATTTAAACCATTATATTCAACATCTGATCAGGCAACTGCAAATTTAAAGTCTTTGTTATTAACACGTGTAGGTGAACGATATAATCAACCAACATTCGGTTGTCAGCTACTTAATGTATTATTTCAGCCAGTTGCCGAAGAACTTAAAAACGACATCGTTGATATGATAACAGATGCTGTTACATACTGGTTACCTTATATTGACATTGATGATATCTCAATAATTACAGGAATCGATGATCCGAGTATGCCATATACAATACAAATATCGATAACATATTCTGTAAACAATTATACTACAAATACAATAACATTATCAGCAACAGAGACTGGTAATTTACAAATATCATAAGGATAATAATGGAAACTAAAAAAGATATATCATATTTAGGAAAAGACTTTGGTCAGTTTAGAAAAAATTTAATAGATTTTACTAAACAATATTTTCCTACATCATATACTGATTTTAATGAATCATCACCTGGTATGATTTTTATTGAATTAGCATCATATGTTGGTGATGTATTATCATATTATTCTGATATTAATTTAAAAGAATCATTTTTAGAACAAGCATCTGAACGACCTAATGTATTTGATATTGCTAAATCATTAGGATATATGCCTAAATTAGTAACACCTGCATATGTTACATTGGATGTGTATCAATTATTGCCGGCAATTGGTACTGGTAATAACGTTAAACCAGATTATACATACGCATTGTCAATTAAGCCAGGATTGCGAGTAAAAAGTGATGTTGGTACTTCAATATTTAGAACATTAGATTCTGTTAATTTTTCATATTCATCATCTAGTGATACGACTGATGTTACTATATATGAAACAGATACTACGACAAATTTACCTGTTTATTATCTATTAAAAAAACAAGTACGAGCTGTTTCTGGTGATGTTAAAACTGTAAATTTTACATTTACACAACCAATTCCATATGATAAAGTATTATTACCAGATAATAATATAATTGATATAATTTCAGTTACAGAATCAGATGGCGATAATTGGTATGAAGTTCCATATTTAGCACAAGATACTATTTTTGAATCTGTACCTAATTTATTAGAAAATGATCCGGATTTATCAACATATAGATCATCGGTACCTAGTTTATTAAAACTTAAAAAAACATCTAAACGTTTTATAAAGAGATTACGAAGTGATGGAAAATTAGAAATACAATTTGGTGCTGGTATCTCTGATAATAATGATGAAGAAATTATTCCTAACCCAGATAATGTAGGGAATGGATTGGCAGGATTTCGTAGACAAGTTGATATTGATATAGATCCTTCAAATTTCTTATATACTAGAGCATATGGTCAAGCGCCTAGCAATACTACATTAACTATAACATATACAGTTGGTAATGGTATAGAAGATAATGTACAATCAGAAGTATTAAAAACTATATCATTTATTAATTTTGAAGATAATATTAATTCTACTACAAATGTAAATTTATTAAACTTTATAAAAACTACAGTAGCAACTAATAATGCTGAACCAGCAACTGGAGCAAAGTCAGCTGACACATTGCAAGAAATTAAAAATAATGCATTAGCTAATTTTGCTACACAAAACCGTTTAGTAACACGAGAAGATTATATAATTCGTTCATATTCTATGCCGGCTAAATTTGGTAGTATAGCAAAAGCATATATTGTGCCTGATGATCAGATTGCACAAGAAGAATATGTTACTAATCGTATTGCTAATCCATTGGCAATGAATATGTATGTTTTGGGATATAATGAGTCTAAACAATTAACTGAATTAAATTTAGCAGTTAAAGAAAATTTAAAAACTTATTTAGATTATTATCGTATTTTAACAGATGCAATAAATATTAAAGATGCATTTATAATTAATATAGGTGTTGAATTTGAAATCTCAGTATTGCCAAATTACAATAGCAATGAAGTTTTATTAAAATGTATTGATGAATTAAAAAGTTTATTAGATGTTGATCGTTGGCAAATCAATCAACCAATTATTAAATCTGATATTACTACTACCATAGCTAATGTAAAAGGGGTACAATCAGTAATCGGTGTTACTGTAAATAATTTATATGACAGCGATTTAGGATATTCTGGTAATGTATATGATTTAAAAACAGCTACAAAGAATGGTGTTATTTATCCATCATTAGATCCTAGCATATTTGAAGTTAAGTTTCCTAATCAAGATATTAAAGGTCGCGTAGTTAGTTACTAATTCTTTTTTCTAAATATTTATAGAAAAAGGAATAACTACGATGGGAGTACTATCTAATAACTATGCACAAATAGTTCCAGGAGCTTTAATTTCTGCGAGTTATGTATCTGATATATATGATGTGTTAATGGGAGATTCTCCCGAAGCTATTGTATTATCAGGTTCATTAACGATATCCGGATCAACTCAATCTACAAATGGCTTTACTGGATCTTTGTATGGTACATCTAGTTGGGCAATATCATCATCTAGATCAATTAGTGCAGTAACTGCATCATATGCTATATCGGCATCATATATTAATTATATTAATAGTTCATCACAATCAGATACTGCGGTTACTGCATCATATGCATTATATTCAGATACTTCGTTATCTGCATCATATTCAACAACTGCATCATATGCTTCTAGTGCAACCGTTACGCCATCTGTATTAACACTTACTACAATTAATGATTTAGAAATAGATGCGACTACTTATGATGCAGTGATAATTACAACACAAGATGCTGATATATTAATTAACAATCCGTTAATAGGAGCTCCAGACTGTAAACCTGTTTATATATCATTAAATGATGATGGTCAAGCGCATAACATAACATATGGTGATAAGTTTAAAGCATTTGGTATTTCATTGCCAATTGTAACTGTGCCCGGAAAAACGATTGCATATACGATGATATATTCTGAATTTTATGATAAATGGAATATTACTTGGATGTTAGAACTATGATAGCATATTATCCACATATCGGTGCAGATTTACATCAACCTAAACCACATGGTCCGATGACATTAGCACATATTAGTGCATCAGGTGAAACGAATACTGCTCTATTAAACAAGATAAATAATTTTGAAACGATAATTACAAATATTGGACTTTCGAAATTTAATATTATACGATTATATAAAGGTGGAACTAGTTCATTTAATAATGGACTTAACTTTGTAAATACGAATACATTCCAAGGAACATTTTATAATGGTGTTACTATGGATAGTACCGGCGTACAATTTAATGGTATTAATGGATATGAAGATACTGGGTTTAATTCGGTAGGAAATATTGCTGATGTAAATTCTATGCATTATTGTTTATTATCAAAAACTGCAGAAGCTCGCGGTACTAGTACGAGTACAAGTACATTCGGACATGACATGGGTGTTTCTAATACATCGACGTATTGGGCAATTTTATCAATTCGGGCACACTCCAATGTTGGATATATGTCATTTAATTCAACAAATATAGGATATCCTACATACACAGACGATGCTCGTGGGGTATTTTTAGTTCAACGAGAAAGTAGTAATTACGTATCTCAATATAAAAATGGAACAGTTCAAGGATTTAGTTATACAAATAGCACTGGATTAGTAAATAGAAATGTATTTGTTGGGGCTATGAATAGAAATGGAAGCCCATTAAATTATAGCAATGCGAAGTATGCACATATGTCAATTGGAAGTGCGTTAACACAAACAGAAGTTTCTATATATACAAATGCTATTAATGATTTAAATAGTTAAAATATATGATACTATATAAAAAAAAGGAAATAAATGTTTAGAATATTTTATGCAGAAAACGATGCAACGTTATATGAATCATCGGAGTATGCAAATACAGGTATAGATGAAATTTTAGAAATCGGAAAACAGTTAGGTACTGATGGTTCTACTTTACAAAAATCTAGAGCTGTTTTAAAATTTAGTATGTCTGAAATTGCTAATACATTGTCAAAATATTCTGCTGATTTAAATTCTTGTAGATTTAATTTACAGTTATATACAACTCACGCAAAAAACTTACCTGCAGATTTTACAATTGATGCTAAGTTGCTAGGACAACCATGGAAAAATGGAACTGGGTATGTATCTGACAATCCTAATCCAGCAAATGGTATATGTTGGGCTGAACCATTATCTTCATGGGCATTAGATTCTAACTCAGGATCATTATGGATTTCTAGTAGCCAAAACATACAAGTTAATTCATCATCTATATATGTATCAGGCTCAGGAAAAGGTGGTAGTTTTTTATACCAACCATCTGCCGGTGCATTTAATATTAACAATTTCAATCAAACATTTTTTATACAACCAGGTTTAAGTACAACCGAAAATTCTACTACAAGACCAACTGATATTAATATTGATGTTACTGATGCTGTGAAATTGTGGATTTCGGGTAGTAATGGATATTCAATACCAAACAATGGATTTATATTAAAATTTTCAGATGCAGATGAATTAGATGATACTATATCTGGATATGTTAGATATTTCAGTCGAGAAACTCATACAATATATGTTCCTAAGTTAACTATGTATTGGGATAATAGTTCATATACAACAGGATCATTGTCAGCAATAGATTTAGAATCATATTCTATATATACAAATATAAAACCAACATATAAAGATACTGAAATTGCAAAAATTAGAATATATAGTCGAGACAAATATCCTAGAAAATCTCCAACAAATCTATTTCCATATGAAACAGTAAAACGATTACCAGCTACTACATATTATGCAGTTTTTGATGCGGCTACGGATGAGGCTATAATTCCATATGATGATATTTATAATAAAGTAAGTTGCGATTCTACTAGTAATTTTATTCATATTGATATGAATGGTTTTATGCCAGAACGTTACTATCGTTTAGAATTTAAAATTGTAGATGGTTTTACTGAACAAATTATCAATGATAAAATATATTTCAAAGTAGTTAGATAATACAAATGGGAACATATAATATAAAAAATCTTACTAAGCAATCGTCTTTTACGAAAAATCTTACTAGACCAGATTTTACAATTGGTTATTATAATAATGGATTAACTCATATTTCAGATGATGAAAGTATTATTTCGCGTGATTCTAATGGTAATATATTAATTCAGTCTGAATCAAAAGATTCGAATTTATTAATAATTGAGCCAATTGTTAATCAAGTAAGTACCGTTTCAGCTTTAAAGGTTTTAGATACTAGTTTTCAATATTATAAATTTCCAGTTTCTGTAAAAACAACAGATACATCTATTAATTTTGATGTTGATGATACCGAAAATATTATTAACACTGAATTAACATTACCTATTAGTGTAGATTCTAAAAATCAAATTTCAGATCTAGATCGCATTAATACATCATATGATTCAGATTGGTTTTATAACGGTAGTTCGATAACAAGTGGATATAAATCATTACCATTTACTGGAGGTAATCAGACTAGACCAAATAGTTATACTATAACACAAGAAGTTCTAGATTTATTACGAACTAAAAAAAAGACTTTAAAGTTTTCAATACAAACTCAATTTACGGGATTTTCTCCATCTAGAATATCATATCGATTAAAACTAAATAGATTAAATCCAAAATCGTATCGAGATTTTAACAGTGTAATATTATATTCAGAAGGAAATGTTGGAGCTATAGATACGTCGGATAATCCATATAATTTTGCACCAAAGAATGAATATCCTTATTTTTATATGGAATATTATGTTGATATGAATGATATAGTAGTTGGCGATAGTTACTATTTTGAAGCAATGTCTGGCGGACCAGCTTGGTCATTGAATACAAATGGATTTTGGACAATCGAAGCATCAGATATACCATCTACTAATGGCTATTATGGTTATAAATCTAATAGTTTTAAACGAGCTGGTGTATATTATATTTCACCTAATACTGTATTAAAAGATGATGCCGATAACGATATTGGTGAAAAAAATGTAACATCTAATCAAGAATTTGTATATAAATAATGTTAACACAATATAAAAATATCAATGAAATTAAAACTTCTCAGAAGTCTATTTCAGCAACTAGATTGGATTCTAAAAAATCTGAACTACTATCATACAAAATTGATATTAATTCTGAGATTTCAAATCCGTTAAATTTAAATAATAAAACTGAGATACATTTTTATTCAGGTGATAATTGGATTACTGGAAATCATCAAACGACTACCGTAACAAAAATTCCATCATATACTAATAATATAGTAAATAAAGCTATTAAATTTAATGGACAACCGGTTGCTATTAATTTACAATCAGAATTAGAAACATTAAATATAAAATCAGGTGTATTTACTGTTGTAGTTAATTTTTTTAAAAATTTAATAGGTAATTATAACGAACAACATTTACGAATTGATGATATATCACCAGATCGTACTGAGATTCGTTTAAGAGCAATTGATGATAATAATCCAAAGTATTTATCAGAAATTGCTTCTTATATTAATACAGTTAAACATACAAATACTACATTATTTAAAACATATTTATTAAACTTTAGCCGCAATCAAACGGTTATGTTTCTTAATAGTGTTGTAATTGGAGATTATTTATATGTTAAGTTAAATGATCCGCTGCCAGAACAATTTGATGTAAATTTTAAATGTTGGGTTGTTGAAGAATTAAAACAACCATATGTAGATCATGTTAATATTGTATATGATGCAATTAAAAAACAATTTAATAAATTAGCAAATCCGAATTGGAATGCAAATTCTACATTTAATACATCTGCTGAAACAGGTTTAAAAAATTGGAATGATTTATTAGGTTCATCTGTACAGACATCACAACAAATTGTAGATTCATATTTTTCAGGTAGTTTGAAAGGTATGGAATTAAATATAGATTATTCGGATTTTAATAATTTTATATTTTATAGTTCAGCAACAGAACGTATTGAAAATTTCAAATATAAATTGGAATTATTAGAATACTATGCTTCTCAAAGTGCTGCACTATCTCAAATATCTGGAAGTGTTGCTACTACAAATGCTATTGATTATCAAAATAACCAAACTAGTTTAATTAGCGGATTTGATGCTTTCGAAAAATTCTTATATTACAATTCGTCATCTAAATTGACTACATATGATATAGAATTAGAATTTCCAACTGTATCACAAATTACTGGTAGTTATATTAACCCAGTACCAAAAACTAATGCAACTGTTCCATATACATTATATTCAGTAAATAGCACTGAATTTAAAACATGGTATTCTAGTTTATATTCAAATGCTGTTACATATGATACATATAATCATAATTCATTAACAAGAGCAATACCAGAATATATACGTTTAAATGATGACAATGAACAATTAACTTCATTTGTCAATATGTTAGGCCATCATTATGATATAATATACACATATATTAATCATATGACACGTATTAATAAACGTGAAGAAAATCCTAAGTTAGGTATGCCAAATGAATTATTACATTCGGTTGCTAAACAATTTGGATGGAATTTACAAGATGGTAATCAATATGCAGATTTATGGCAATATGTATTAGGAACATCTCAAGCAGGTATTCCATTAACTGGTTCAAATACAGTTGGAGACCCGAGTGTGCCTGGTAAAAATATGACATATACAGTTTGGCGTCGTATTGTTAATAACTTACCATTATTATTAAAATCTAAAGGTACTAAACGAAGTATACAGGCATTGTTATCATGTTATGGTATTCCTCAATCAATGATTAGTATTAATGAATATGGTGGTCCTAGAATCGATAGAACTCCTATATATACTAAATTAAACTTTGATTATGCATTAGATTTAATTAATAATACAGCAGGTACTGTAACAGTAAATTATTCTCAATCAATAAATACAGTAGAGGTACGTTTCCGAACAGATAACGTAGTTACAAATCCACTGATACCAAGCACAATGAATTTGTTTTCAGTAGGTAATAACCACGTAACATTAGATTATACGAGCGGAACATTAGGTACAATTCAAATTAATGGTACTCCTTCGGCAGATATTGAAATGTTTGATGGTGAATGGCTTACTGCTATGTTGAGAACAAATGGATCTAATTTACAAGTACTTGCTAAAAAATCTAAATATGGAAAAATTGTAGCAGCAGTATCTGCATCAGTTTCAGCTTCATTTGCATTGTCAGGGTCTGTGGTATTAGGATCAACTAGTACAGGTGCATCTAGATTATTAGGGGAGTTACAAGAATTAAGATTGTGGTCAAGTAGTTTAGATGATAGTGCATTTAACAATCACGTAAAAGCTCCTGCTGCATATGATGGTAATATTGATGCTTATGATGAATTAGTATTTAGATTGCCATTAACACAAAAAATTAATCATACATTAACAAGTAGTTTAGCAGGGGTAGAACCTAACTCATCTGGTATATCAGCATCATTTAGTAGTTGGTCTACATCAACTCCATATGATTCAATTGAAGAGATATATTACTATGATTCAATATCATTAGGTTCAGGTACATATGACGATAATAAAATTCGAATCGAAGAAAATGAACTAATTAATAATTTAGATGTAAAAACTAGAGCCGAACGTAGTCAATATGATAAAGCACCTCTAGACAGCAATAAGTTAGGAGTATATTTTTCTCCACAAACAATGATTGATGAAGATATTATTGCACAACTAGGATTTACAAGTTTAGATGATTATATTGGTGATCCTGGTGATAATAATCCAACGGAATATCCGAAATTAATTAATGCAGCTCACGATTATTGGAAAAAGTATTCTGATAAGAATGATATTAATTCGTATATAAAAATATTCACATTGTTTGATTTATCATTTTTTAATCAATTAGAACAGTTATTACCAGCACGTGTTAATAAAACAACAGGTATTTTAATACAACCTAATTTATTAGAAAGAAATAAAACAGATATATTACCTGCAGTTTCAAATTTAAATGTTTCATATGAAACTTTAATTACATCTACACAATTAACAGCTTCTGCCGATTATTTAAATTATATTGGTAATATAGATGGAAATATTTTATCAATCTCATCAATTGATGATGATCAATGGCAAATGTATTTGACTGCGTCTGTTGATGATAGATATAATGGAGCTGTATATTCAAATCAATACTTAATACATTCTGGTAGTGGTTATATAACAGCATCTTCTCCATATTGGTTAAGTGAAGCATTAGCACCTACAATTACCGGCAGTATTATATCAGAATTTAGTTTAACACAGTTAACTATGTATTATTCTGCTAGTAATACTACAAATTGGATTGGTACATATTCACAACGTCAAGATTTCTTACCAACAGGTATTAGCAATCATAGGTTCAATGGTTCGAAAATGAATTCATTAGATTTTAATATTAATTCAACTGATACTATAGATGGTGGACCTGTTGTTGAATGGTCAACAGCTAATTCAAATCAATTAGTATATCAGTCACCGAATAATACACAAGGTAGTTTTATAATATTGTAAAAGTTATACATTACATATTTATATAAAATAAGGTTAAAAATATTATGGGATATTTAGATAATACAAGCGTAACAATTGATGCAATATTGACATTAAAAGGACGTGAATTATTAGCAAAAGGTGGAAATGCATTTAAAATTACACAATTTGCTGTAGGTGATGATGAAATTGATTATACATTATGGAATCCGGATCATCCATTAGGAACAGCATATTACGGTACGATTATAGAAAATATGCCGATTACGGAAGCAATTCCAGATGAAACTCAAGCATTGAAATATAAATTGATTACATTGCCAAAACAAACAACAAATATACCTGTTATTAATGTTGGTAATACATCAATATTATTAGCAGCACCAGGTAACTCTGCAACGATTACTCCTAATACATCAAATTTCCAAGGCGGAAATGGTAATTTAGGATATACTGCAATATTGTCAGATTCTACGGTAGCAGATTTACAAGTTACACGTGCTTTGCAGAGTTCAACATTACCAACAACACCACGTTTTATTGGTGATAATGAAGATGCACAAAGTGTAGCAGTTGCTGGATTTGAATTTAGAGTAGTTGCTAAAACTCAAATGATTGAAGATAAACAAGCAACTATTACTATTATTGCAAATGAAACTGGTGGTAGTGTAACAATTAAATTAACAGTTAAAAAAGCAACAACTGCAACTATATAATAGGTATAAAATATGATTACACAGAATTTATATAATCGTTTAAAAAACAAACCTAAACAAGGTGGAGTACCACCGACACGTGCTAATGCTGTGCAACAAACAGTAGCAACAAGAAATTCGGTAGATCCAATATCTCAGGTTGCAACATCTATAGGTGTAGATGATGTTAATCAACAAGTAATGCAATTAGCTCGACAAATGGCTGAAGAAATGATTGCAGATCAACAACAAAGCCAAATACTTAGTAGAAATGGTAGAACGTATACTAAATTTGATGCTGTTAATGATATTATATCAAATCAAACAGAAGTTGTAACTGGTGGGTTGTGGAGTGATAATGCAGCAAGTTTAATTACATATTTTACTTCATCAGCTCAAACAACCGCACAGCGTAGATACTATACTGATGTATATCAAGCAACGCCATCTTCTGATACTGCAGCAGTTCAATTTTCATTAGCATATGGCCATGCATTAGGTAGTGGATCTGATTCACAAGGTCAATTAAATGATTCTCCATCTAAAGCAATTTATTCTCAGTATAGACAATTATTATTAGCACCAGGTGATTCTAGATTTACAACTGCAGGTTCTGGTAGTACAGATCATATATATGTTGTTAATTTCAAACGTAATAGATTGCGTGAAAGATTAGATGCAGGTAATTTTGAGTTACCACTAGTAAGCGTTTCATCTAGAACTACTAATGCAACCGGTAGTATTTCATTAGGATCTTCATTAATTACATTAATTGATGATTCTATTTCAACTACGGGTTCAATTGGTCAATCAGGTCGAGTTTATAACATAGTATCTGGGTCTATTAACGGTGGTGTATATAATCCATCTGCACCAGTTTATTATGGTTTAGTATACCCAGATTATGGTACATTGATATTAGATGCTAAAATGTTAGATCAACAAATAGGATTTAAAACTAATGTTAGTTCTAGCTCGGAAGGTAATAATCATTTTACTTTATTCCATTCAATTTCTGGTTCAGCATTATTTACAGATCCAATAACTAGCGATCCATATGGCTTCTTAGCAAGAAACTCTGAAAAGATTACAAGTACACATTATTTCGTGAGAATAAAAAATGCAGAATATAACTTTTCAAATAACCCATCATTCGTAACAGGTAGTGTAGGTCAAATCGCACAATCAACATTTATTGGCGATCCTAAAACATATATTACTACAGTTGGTTTATATAATGACTATCAAGAATTATTAGCAGTTGCTAAATTGAGTAAACCATTATTGAAATCATTCCAGCGTGAAGCTCTTATAAGAGTTAAGTTGGATTACTAAAATAATTCATTGAATTAAGCCCTGCTATATTTATAATAAATGTAGTAGGGTTTTTACTGATATGACAGAATCTAGATTAGCAATAACAAATAACGAAAATGAATATCTTGGAATTTATCCAACTGTTTTTAAAAAAATAGATAATTCTGATATATCAATTACTCCGTTTCAAGTTAATAAATCTTGGACTGTAGTATCAGGTAGCTCTACAAGTAGTGTATTGCCACTGCAAGGAATATATAGTGATATTAATTCATTACCAGCATTAGGATCTGAATTAACATATAATGATTCTTCTAATATTAATGGCAGTCTTCAAACTGTAACATATTTTTCGGTTAATCATATGTTTTATAAACATAAAAATGAACCAATGAAAACATATGGTCCAACTGATTTAAATCGAACAAAAAAATATTTATATGAATCCGCATCTATATTAGCATTTCCTCAAATAAAGGTAGGAGAAGGAATTAAACCAGCATCTTTTACGTTTTATGCTGATTCTGTTACTGGTATATATGGTATAGATTCATATGGTAGTAGTGCATATGGTTTATTTAATTTAACATTAAATTTACGTTCTGATAGATATAGTAATATTTATGATATTGCATTTAATACTTCATCTATAGTAACTAAATGTAAATTTTATGAAGGTTTTAATGAATACTTCGATATATCTAGAACTGAATATCTGTCGGAAAATGTAACATATATTAATGGTATTACTACAATTACTGGTATGTCTGGTAGTATAGGTAAAGCTGCTGATTTTAATAATAATGGCTATATTAAAACCTCGATCGATGGATTATATAACCGAGATAATAACTACGCAATATCATTCTTTATAAACCCTAAAACCGGTAGTATCGATGATCTTATTATTACAAAAGCAAATACTATAAATACTCCAAATTATCCATTTAAGATTTTTATTAGTGGAAGTGCTGGATCATCTCGAGATATATATTTTAAAATTGCAGGTAGTACTACATTTACACAACAAATATCAGCTTCATTAACTGCAGATACTTGGCAACATGTTTTATGTCAAAAATCTGGCAGTTATATGCAAATATATGTTGATAATGTATTAATAAATTCAGCATCTAATACATTATTAACTACACACAATTCTCCATTTACTGCATCAGCGAGAATTGATAATACAGATATGTTATCAATCGGTGGTTATTCTACTTCTTCACAAAATTATATTGGTAGTTTAGATGAAATTCGTATTTATAACAAATCATTAACTAGTAATGAAATTTCATATTTAAGTGATAGAACTGAAGGAGGTACTTTATTACAAACAAACATTGTTGGTAACGTATTTTCTAAACAAGGTATTGCTGTTATTTCATCTGCAGATTATAGATATAATGATATTTTAAATATGCCGTTTACTGCTAGTTATAAAAGTACAAAAACAATTAACGAATTAAGTATATTAACAAAAATAAATGCAGGCGATTTTAATATGTCGCTGAATAATTCATTAACTACGGATAATGATGTTACATATAAATCGTTTGTTTCAAGTAGCACATTTTCTCCATATATAACTACAATTGGATTGTATGATGATGCAGGTCAGTTGCTAGCAATTGGGAAAGTAGCACAGCCGATAAAAAAACGAGATGATGTTGATATGAATTTTTTAATACGAATTGATTTAGATAAGAATATACAATGATTAAATTAAAAAATATATTATTAGAATTAGCAGAATCTGATGTTAATAGATTATTGCAGAAAATAAAAAGTAAACAGTTTAGATTATTCGGACAGGGAGATAATGGACGTGTTTATGAAATTGAAGGTGAAGATAAACTATTTAAAATAACAGATGAAGCGTCAGAGTATGAAGTTGCTGAAGTAATTGTTGGTAGACATTCTCAGTTTTCAACTTTTATTCCAATACATTATGTTGATGGTAAAAATATGTATATAGCATCAAAAGCAAATCCATTAACAGCAAATTTAAAAACTGATTTGGATATGTTTATTAAACAATATAAACAATTTGCATATGATGAAGGTGGGGAAGTTAGTATATTTGATTATTTAGATGCAGATGGTGCACGTGATATAAATACAATACTTGTTAACTTTTTAAGAGCATTACAACAAGATGTACAACGAACTGGAATCGAAGATTTAGATTTAGATTTAGATTTTAAAACTGATAACGTTATGTTGTGGAATGGAAATTTAGTATTAATAGATTGGTAAAAAATAGTTATGGCAAAGAATCATTGGCATAGTTCGTCAGGTAAACGAGCAAATGCGTTAAAATACGGTTATAAATCAGGATTAGAACATACAGTTGCTGAGCAAATAAAAAGTTTAGAATTTCCTTTGAAATATGAAACAGAAACACTAAATTATATAGTACCAGAGCGTAAAGCAAAATATACACCTGATTTTATTTTAACAAAGAAAAATGGTGAAATAATGTATATTGAAACAAAAGGTCGTTGGACTGGAGTTGATCGTTTAAAAACAAAACATGTTTTAGCATCAAATCCTGGAATTGATTTAAGAATGGTGTTTCAAAATCCTTCACAAAAAATATCAAAAGCTTCAAAAACTACATATGAAGATTATGCAAAAAAGCTGGGAATTAAGTTTATTGCAAAGAAAGATATACCGGCAGAATGGTTCGCGGAATGTGCACAAAATGAAAAAGATATAATAAAAGTAAACAAATTCTTCTAAAAGGTTGGATTTGTGAATTATTTTTCATATACATTCAGTATTAATGAAATTTATTTTATTAATAGATTAATTCATTTATGAATTGATCGTTAGACCAGAAATGAAATGTATG